AGCTTTAATATCTTTATAAGATAAACCATCTCCTCTACCACCAGATTTAACTTGTTTAGGTCTCATAAAAACAGTAAAATCACCTGCTGGTAATACTGCTGCATCATTAACAAGGTCTGTTTTGTTAATGTTTTCTGTAGCATGTAATTTGTCAAGGTCATAACCTTCACTTTTAATCAGAGATTTTAATTCACCCCAAGTTGAAACTTCTGTTTCCAATTTTGCTTTTTTTGCTCCTTTTGTAGCATAAAGTGTAATAACTCTTGCTGTACTTGTTTGTGTACTCATTTTTTTAATTTTTTAAAAATTTACCAATTGATTTTGTTTAGAGATTTTTTCTCTAATATTGTATTAACATAACTGAAATGATTACAACCAAAAAAACCAGCATTTGAAGAATATGCTTCTGCTGCTGGATGTGCTGCTCTTAAAATATAGTTCATATATGGACTATTAGGAACATCTTTTATAGTTTCTTTACTATAATTTTTTACATCAAAGAGTGTTTTTTTTGGCATATTTGAAATAAACATTTGTGCTTTCTTTCCCCACAATAACCATATACATGGATTAGTGGAAGCAATATACCAAATAACTTTCTTTGTAAAATCTTCCCAATATTTAAGATGACTTCCAGGTTTTCCTGATTCAACTGTCAAAGCTGTATTTAGTAAAAATACACCTTGTTGTTCCCAATGTTCTAAAGTTTTCCATTCAGTATTATATTCATTTAAAGTATGAGATAATGTTTGATTTAACAATTTTTCATTTTCTAACTCTTTATAAATATTTTTTAAACTTACAGGAACTTTTACATCAGAATTTACAGCAAATGCTAATCCATTTGCATTTCCTTTTGTAGGATATGGGTCTTGACCCAAGATAACAACTTTGATTTCTGAAACAGGTTTTTGAAACACTCTAAAAATATTCTGTTTTTCTGGGTAATATATAGAAGTAGGTAATACTTCTTGATTTAATCTTAACATTTCTTCTTGATTTAACAACCCTGTTAATAAGGGAAGCCAAGAAAAATGAATTTTGTCTGTGGGTTTCATGTGAATTTGATTAAAAACTCTTCTAAAGATTCTTTTCCTTTTCTGTGTAATAAATCAGAAGGGTCTGATATACCAATAACATTTAGTTTTTCTGGTAGCCACAAAGAATTACATTTATTAGGAAAATAAGAATTGATTAAATTACTGATTTTTTGAGAACTCTCAATCCCTTGAGTATCATTATCAAACCATACAATAACTTTATTAAATCTTTTAATTATAGGAATTAAAATTGTAGAATCTGGTATCATACCTTCATTCTGAAACCATATTGCATATTTACCATTATTTATAAGAACTCTCCAGTCCTTATATGATTTAGTAATAATTAATTGATTTCCAAAAGGAGGTAATTTATTTAAACCACCAATATCATCTTTTGTACAAGTAGAAACAAATCTACCTTTACCTTCTCTATAAGGAAAATAAAGTTTTTTTCTACCATTATTAAAATCTGTATATCCATAGCAAATATCATAACATCTACTACTGAAATCTCCTTTTTTTGAATTTGATATATGATATTTGTTAATCGCAAAAACTTTATCTTCTATCAAATTCTCTTTAGTTATTCCATATCTATTTTCCCAAAATACACCATCTTTTTTTAAAAATGGTCTTGAATCAAAATTAATTATTACTTCTTTTCTTTGTATGATATGTTGGATTCTTTTTTCTGCAATTACATTCTTATTCTTTATTAGTCTGTTATACACATATTCAAGTGTAAGGTAGAAATTAGAAATTTTAAAGTATTGCTGTACAGCATCAAAACAATCCATAGGTTTATTAACTCTGCTATTAGCATAATCAATAAATCTTAATTTTCCAGTATGAGATGTAGTTCTTTCAAACCAACAACCTGGATTTCTATCATTTCTAAAAGGAGAAGTAACATAACTATATTCTTCTGGTTGAAAACCAAAAACTAATTCAAAAATCTCTTCTTCTGTAACATATTCAAGAATAACATTTTGATTAATAAAACCTCTTCTATCAGTATTGTCAGATGTAAAAACATTCTTATTCATATAATATTTTTAAAGATGGCAAATATAATAAAAGAGGTTTATTGTTTAATGATTTCTACCAAGTAGATTTTTGAGCAGCACCATTTCCAGGTTGCATATTAGCTGCTTGAGCTAAAGTATTATTTGCTGTCTCTTGACCTTCAATTTGTTGATTAGCTTTAAATCCTTCCATAAAGTTTTTATCTTTATCAATAGGATGTACTTGACCATTTTGATTTACATAAGTAAGAGAACCATCTTCTCCTCTTTTTTCTAACCAAACACCAACTTGTGCAGGACAAGTGAAATAACCACCAGTCATATTTTTAGGTACTTGAAGATAAGTTCTATCCTGACCTTCTGAAATTTGCCATTGATATTCCAAGAATACATCTACAGGTTTTGTAGCAAAATCAGCAGGAACAAGACCTACTAAAGATTTAATACCAGCAACAATATCAGCAGGATTGATAGTTGCAACTACAGCATCAATTTGAGTTTGTACTACACCTACTGCTTTTAAACAATGTTTGATAACAGCAACTTTTTGACCCATAGAATCAAAATACAAATCTTCATATCCAGCCTCACCAGGATTTACTTTAGTATTATTTTTACCAAATAAAGCTCCTGTATCTTCATACAATCTTCTTCTGTATTCTTTTTCATCTACTTTGAACCAAATATCTACTGCATTTGCTGGACCATTATTTGCTCCACCATCAGTAATAAATTCAAACTTTGAGATAAAACCTTGATTTAAACCAAATTTACCTGATGCTTTACTTTTTAATGATTCATCTGTATCATTAACTGCGAAAATGTTTTTAGTCATAACTATTTTAAAATTTTAAATGATTAATTAATTACCAAGTACCATTAGCACTTGTAGGAGCAGTAACAGCTTCTTCTGCTGTTTCACCTACAATTACATCATCTTGATTCTCTTCAACTGTATCAATTACTTCTTGTACAGCTTCTTCTTCAAAAGCTACTTCTTGAGTAGTATTTGCTTCACCATCTGTATCATCAATTAAGTTGATAGCAAATTGTTTTTTTGCTTTACGATTTTTCAATTTTGGATGTTGCCATACAGTTGCTTTCATAGCACTTACAGTTTCTCCGAAATGAGCAGCAATTTCTTCTCTGCTTTTACCTTCATCTAATAAAGCTAATACTGCTGATACAGTAATATCTTTTTTAACTTCTTGTTCTACTGACATAATATAAACTAATTTAATTTTTAAATGTTTTTTCAAGCTCTTTTGCTTCTTGAGCTAATCTTTTGTTTTCTTCCTCTTCATAAGAAGTTTCTTTTGCTGTTTTAGATAAAAACAACATTAAAATGAGACCTATATTTAAGAGAATACTAACTACAAGAAAGAATATTAGTAATTTTTGCATAATATTCTTAATTATAATTCATCAATGCTTCTAATATGAATTGATAATCATTACTGATTTTTGGTTCAAATAGATTCTGTGGACTTCTTGCTGTATTAAAACCATTATTTTGAGTTTCTAAAATGTAACTCAAACCTTCTGTTGATTTTTCAACCATACTATAAAATACAGATTCAAGTTTACCTTCTAACTGCATTTTAGTAGCCATGTTACCAAGAACTTTTAACCTTTGCATTGTTTCATTTCCAGATTTGAAAGTTTCAATATGTCCTGTAATAAAAGCATATCTTTCTTGTTCAAATCCATTGTTAGCTAAACCAGCATCAATATGGTTAATGATTTCTTTGTAACTACTCGGAATAACATGAAATCTATCTCTTGGGTTAGCTTTCTTACCATATTCTTTGTTACCACCTTCCCATACAGGATTCTTGTTATCAGCATTATACCAAATATTAGTATCAGGTAATAAAGTTCTCATACCAGAAGATTTTCCTGTACCAGGTTCACCAAGAATTAAGATTAATTCAAATCCTCTTCTTTGTAGGTCTCCAATGAAAGTATAGATGTCCATTCCATAATCTTTCCACTTGTCATGCCCAGCTTTTTTTTTATCTCTCATGTATTCTTCATTCTGAATACCAGTAAGAGTATCAACACAAATTGTTCTTATTTTTGTATCTGACATATTTATTTAATTATTAATTGTTTAAATTTCTTAATTCCTCCTAACATATCTACTCTAAAATGTTTAGGATAGATAGTATGCCTACTTTCTACAAGATGAATACTTCTCATATAAGGATATAGTAAATTGTTTGCTCTGTCCTTAATCATTTTTCCAAAATGTTTTGTTAGATTATATCTATCATCATTTGGATTAAAAATTGTAAGCATAACATCACAATCTTCTGCTAAATTACCTGTTTCTTTGACATCATCTGAATTTGGATATAACATATCATCCTGCTGTTTAATTCTATTAGTGTCTGTCATAGACCTATTTAGATGTATAATATGAACAAAACTATACTTAAAAGAAATTTTCATTTCTACAGCATATTCTGAAAATTTATCAACAGTTTGTTTTGCAGTAAATCCTCTTTCAGGAATAAGTTTTCTTAAATGGTCAGTAATAATAAAAGTATATTTTTCAGGATTATTTGGTTCATATTTCATAATTCTTTTATGAATTTTACCATCAGCTCCTGTAAACTTACTATATGTAATTTTACCATTTAATTCAGCATGTTTTATTAGATAGTTTCTGATACCTGTAGGATTGTCTTTATTTTCAAAAAAACTAATTATACCTTTTTTTATAAGGTCTCCTTTGACATCATATTCTCCAAATAAAGGAATTATTCTATTTTCATAAACAGTTTTAATTGCTTCAAAAATAGCAGGTTTGACTTTAATCATCTTACCATTATCATCAGATAAAATACCTCTTAAATAATTAGAAGATAATTCAATGATATTTTTTCCTTCATACAAAACACCTTCATCCAAACTAATATTCTGAATACCAAAATCATAGTTTAAGAAATGAGCAACAAAATCAAACTCTTTACTAATCCTGTCTATTTCATAAGAATAATAGATTATTTCTAAATCTATATGAGAAATATTATGAATAGATTTTATTTGTTCTTTTGTAAAACCATCACTCAAGAGTTTCAAATATTTGAAATTATTATTAATAACAAATAAACAAGGACCTATAACAAAACCAGCATCAACAAGTGTTGATTTTCCACCTTTAGCTGCACCAGCAACAACATAAATCATTGCTCTTTGTAAATCATTAATAGCAGCAGAAATGTTTTCTAAACCTTCTCCCATAGGAAGACCTTTATTTGCTCCTTCTTGTCCTTTTTTATATGCTTCAATAAGATTCATTACATCATTGTATTATTTGAACCACTTCTACCATTTTCAGAAACAGTCATCTCTTTGTATCTATTTACCCATTCTAATAAATGTGATACTTTTTCAGCACCTTGACCTTCATAAATAAATTTATGAGAAGTCTTTAAATACATAGGTTGTGTAACTGTTCTTAAATACATTTTAGTAGCTTCCATTACTTCATCTTGTCTAATTGCTGGATTATTGATAAAGAAGGTTTTCATTCTTGCAGCAACATTTCGATAAGTTCCTTTTCTGTCCTTATTAATATTACTAAATTCTTCCATCCAATCTTTAACCCATTCAAAACCAGTAACTTGTTCTTCAAACAAAGGAACATTCCAATCAAGAGTTTTAGATTTTTCATCTAATACTAATATTCTTGTTCTATTCATTTTTTCTACTAAAGCTAAAGGAGTATAAGAAGGTTTTACATCATAATAAATAGATAACAAATAAGCTATCCCATCATTTACAGGAATACCAAAGGTTTTCAGTACAACATTTATTTCTGGATTTATTAGCATAATTGTTTTTCTTTTTGGATTAATAATTCTATCTCAACAGTTTCTTCATAAGAAAAAGTCCTATTTTCATCATTAATTACAGTAATCTGTTCTCTGGTAAACATAGCACCAGGATTATCTGTTTTAGATAAAATAGCATTTCTTTTTAATGTAGTAATCTTATTGAGTTTCCCATCTTTATACAATCTTACATTCATTACTTTTTTGTTTTAAAGATTCATAACTAATATGCTCTATTTTAGATTGGTCAAAATTAGCTAATGCTGTATTAGACCATACCTCATCTTGTGTTTCATCACAGACAATTATCCAAATATGAGCTTCATGTCCAGGTCTAAATCTAATCAATCTTCCTATTCTTTGAATCAAATCTTTTTCTTTTGAATTAAGTTGAAGAATTAATCCTCCATCTAATCCAATAAAATTATGACCTTCATTGATAGCTTTCACACAAGATAATTTTTTAATTTCATCTTTTTTAAAAGCATTATAAAAAGTATCTCCTGATTTAGAGTGGAAAGTTTCTTTACAAATTTTCTCTGCTTTTTCTATACTACCACAAAATATCAGAGTTCTGTCCTCTTTATTAATATGATTATTTAGAATATATTGAGCAGCAATGAATTTACTTTCAAGATTATAAATAAATCTCATTCTGTTAAAAGTAGAAATTTGTCCAGGTCTTGTAAGACATAAAGTAGATAAATAGTTATATTTAGCTAACTCTGTCTGAAAGAATGGTTTATCTTTACTACCAGATTGAACATTTTTAATAACATTGTCTAATTTTGTATGAACAACAGTAATCTTGTATGGAGCAACAAATCCTAACTTAACAGCATTATCTAATGTTAGACTATAAACAACATGAATACCCAATCTTTGAAAAATAAGTAATTTTTCTTCATCATTTGGTACAGTAGCTGTTAAAGCTATAACATTTTCAATATGATTGTTACTAAACAATTCAGATGCTAATTCAGTCATATTATGACACTCATCAAGAACACAAGTATTAAAATCAAAATCTTCAATTTTAGAACCAGAAGCATAACAAAGTTTTTCAGTTTTATCATATAGAGATAATCCTTTCCATTTACTAAATTCTTCTTTCCAATTTTCATCTCTTAATTTCTCTGTTGGTACAACTAAAACATTGTCATATTTAGAACCTTGAGGATTGTAATGCTTTAACAAATCAATAGCAACTTTACTTTTTCCACTACCAGTAGCCATAGCCACAAGACCTCTCCCTCCTGCATTTATAACTGCTTGAGTAGCTTCTTTTTGTACAATAGCTCTGACTTTATTAACAAAGATTGTTACATCTTCTTCTGTTGTTAATGCTTCTCTTAATGCTAAAACATCATCTACACAATCTAAAATAGAATTGTGTTTTTTAAGTAGCAAATTTAACTTTTTTAAAACTTCTTTCATGTTAAAAACTTTTTTTTATACCTAAAAGGTAAGATTATAATTTCTGCTTTAAGATTATCAGGTAAATTCATATTTTGAAATATTGAATGTGTTTTATCAGAAATGATTTGTAAAGGATATACTTCTATATCATACAATTCACTAATTATCATACTCAATGATTTAGCATCAAATACAACAATTGGACCAAGTAATTCAAAATTAAATCCCATTATTTTTCTCAATAATATTAATGATTTTATAAACTTCTGCTATGTAATAAGGATAATAAATAATTTTCTTTATTTCTTCATCTGTAATCATTTGATTGATAACAGTACAAAGAAAACCAGCTTCATAATTATTATGTCTTACTTTTTTCACCAGTTGTTTAAAATCTTCAAAACTCCCCTCATAACCTTGTTCAACAGTAGCAAAAGAATAAGCATCTCTCAATTTCTTACTATCTTTAGGTTCTATAGGGGGCATTTGTTTTATTAGTGATATACCTTGACCTACATTATGATATTTTTTAGTTTCTTTAGTATATACTACTTCCCCTGTTATTAAATATCTTGTAATTCTCTGAATCTCGTTATCAGATATTGAATTACCATCTTCATCATATACTACACTCAAAAGTCTATCAGTTTTATTAACTTTAGTTCTTTTAAAAAAGTCATATAAATCTGTATGATTGTAAATAAAAGTTTGAACATCTATTCCATGAACAAAATAGGCTTCAAGAGCTTTTGGAATCACTAACATAGAAAAGTTCTTATGTAATTCAAGTTCATATTCATAAGTACCTTTCCTTTTGACACCACCATAGTCATAAATTGCAAGATAATTATTTACATTACTTATTACCATTTTAGAATAAAATGCTTCTTCTAAAATTAAACCTGTTAAAGATTCCCATCTCTTACAGATTAATCTGAACAATTCTAAATCTTTTTTCTTAATCTTCATAGTCAAACCATCAGTATTAATCTGTAACATTTCATAGAAAGATAATTCTATTGTCAATGTTTCAGCTAACATACATAAAAGTAATTGACCATTTACACAAGTTTGTACTACATATTGCTTATCACATAAAGGACTAAATTCACTACCTCCCTTACCATAAGAACCATTCCCTGCTAATTTCATTGATGTGTTTTCAGGAGTTTTCTTTGGATATAGTTTTCGTTCTTCTTTAATTTCTTTATGTACTTCGGCATAAACACCTTTAAGATGTTCAGGTTCAAAATTGAATTTTTCAGACATACTTGGATAATATCCAGCTACATCTATATCAACAATCAATTCATCTTCTGCTGGTGTATAACAACCTGCATCAATTGAACCATGAATACCTCCAACTCCAAAATCATATTGAAAACCTTTATATACAATATTCAAATTTTTCTGCTTCCCAACAGTTTTATGAACAAAATAATAGGGTTCTAATGATTTCAAATCATCAAAAGGAATTTTACTAAATACTCCATTTAATTCTTTGATAGTTTTACTTTTAAACCAATTAAGAATTTTTTGAAATGGTTCTTCTCTGAACACAATAAAAGGGAGAATAGTATCTCCAATATTTATTGTTTCTCGAATAGTATTTCTTGGTAGTTTTCTGATTCCTCCTGATTGAGTTTCAAACTCTGTATAAACAAGATGTTCCCCTGCTTTCTGGATAATCTTACTAATAAAAATATGTTCTCCTATTTTAACATCATTGAAGTTTGTAAAATCAATGTTATATTTAGGTGAAAGTACCTCTCTTAATTCAATTCCAGGTAGAGTTTTGAAAAAGGTTAATTCTGTAGCATCAACATCATTATCACAATACTCAATAACTTTGTAAATTTCTTCTCTTGTTAAATATGTTCCTACAGGATATGGTAACTCTTGTATATTATTCAATCTCAAGTTAAATTGTAAAAGTTTTAAAGAAGTCATTTTTGCCTTATTATCAAAATGATTAATTTTGAATAAGTCAATTTGCTTTCTTAATGGAGTAGTTGCTTTACTGAATCCACTACCTTGTGTTTTAATTTTTTTATCACCAAACTTAAATATAGAAAGACAAGCATCTTGTGCTGACATATTCATACATTTAGTAATAAGATGATGTAAAACAGGATAATCATAGAATAAATTATTAAATCCAATCATATTTTCTACATCATTCAATAACCATTTTGCTAAATCACCTCTTTCATCTGCTAAACAACTGATTTGAAATTTCTTTCTTTCCTTTGTAAAAGGATTTTTAGCAGATAGTAGAAATAAATTAGGATATGATTCTTCATCATATATCCATGTAGATTGTTGATTCATAATTATTTATAATTTTTACCAGTACCTTTATATGATTTGTCTTGTTTAGAAGGTTTATGAATTTTAAAAAATCTTCTTCTATTAGACAACATTAGATTTTGTTGAGGTAATGGTTGTTTGTGTTTAGGATGTATTTTTTCTTTTTCAAATCTATAAAACTCTGGAGTATATATAGTATGATATTGAGGTATCAATCCAAGATAACCAATAAGATAGGTGAATTGTTTTACAGCCATAATTTTAATATTCTATAATTCCTGAATCTCTAATTTTCTCATATAAATCCTTTTTTTGAGCAGGAAATAAAGCTGTATCATTTATAAACTCTTGTAGGTAGGTTTTTCTATCTGAAATGGTTGTTAAATTAGTAGTTTTTAGACTTCTATCAACTCTATTTATTATTTCCATTACATAAGTAGCTCCCTTTTTCATGTGTTCAGCATCTTCTGATTTTACAGCAAATACTTTATTTACATAATTTTCTAAATGAGGAATAGAACCTTTTACACTTTGTTTTGCTTTCAATGCTAAAAGTTTATTCTCTTCCATAATTTGAAATCTTTCAATTAACATAGTTGCTAACACAAGACTTTCAATCATTATATCACTTAATTCTTCGGAACTCAATTTATTACTCATTAGGAATAATTTTAGAAGCAATAATATTATTATATACTTTTTCTCCTTTGATTGAACCAGCAAAGTAATATTGAACAGAAACCTTTTCTCCTATTTTCCATTGAGTATCTAAATCAATTCGTGATTCAAAAAATACTATTTGTTTTTCATTAGTTTCTACACCAATTGTCCTTTTGTTAAATGGATTACCATCTCTTCTCTCTATCTGAATTGCATTTGTTACTGCAATTATCTTACCTTCTAAACTATAAGTTTTTCGATTACTACTCATTTTTAAACATTGTATAAAATTAATAAATCACTTGCTCTTGTGATACCTGTATAAAATAATCTTGTTTTCTCTTTTTGACTTGGATTGCGATTAATATTTCCAACATTAAGAATTGCTTGTTTATATGTACTTCCTTGTGATTTATGTACTGTAATAGCATGATTATATTTTACTTTGGCAAATCTGTCTTCAAAAGCATTTTTGTATGTCCATTTTATTTTCTTATTAAGACAACTATATTTTAACAGAGTTAATACAGCATTTAATTGTTTTTCTGCATCTTCGTGTATAATAAAAACACCTTTCCATTGTAATTTTCCATCACCCCATTCATCAACCTGTTTACCATTAACAATATAAGTTTTTAATACAACTACATTAATTTTCATAGGATTTTCTTCCATCATTACATTGAAAGAAATATCAGCAATATCAAGTGTATTGACTTTGATTTCTTGATTTGTAAAATATGTTTGATAAGGTTCATCAAAGATAAGACTTTCTCCTAATTCAATCTTTGCAGGATTAGTATAAATTTTTTCTCTTACTAATGTATTAATTTTATCTACTTCTTTGTTTTCCCAAGCTAAATATTTTAACTCATCAGAACCATTTATAGTAGCTAATTCATTAATAATTCTATCCTCATCTGTAGTATAAACAAAACCTTTATTATCAACTGTTCTTCCTTGTAAATCCCACATAGCACTCATATTTCTACTCAATGTTATAATAGGATTACCTTCTCCTTGTCTGATAATTTCAGTTAATTCTACTTCTGGATAACCTTGTAAAAATACAGGACTTTCTTCTTCTTTTACTGGATTTATTTGTTTATCATCTCCAATAAAAATAACAGTTGTTTTGTTTATTGTAGCATGTTCTTCAATCCAACCTAACATTTCCTCTCCTATCATAGATGATTCATCTATAATTAGTAATGCTACACCAACTAAAGGCATATATTTAGGATTATTAGAAATTAAAGGTTTAAAACTTTTTATACCTGTATTTTTATCAGTAACCATACCAATTTTCAATGCAGAATGAATAGTAATTAAACTTAAATTTTTAGCATCTTCTTTTTCTGTAATTTTCCCAGCTAATACTGAAACAGCTTTGTTTGTTGGAGCAGAACAATAAATAGATTTGTATTTAGGAATAGCTTTAGATAAAACTTTTAATAATTCATCTACCATAAATGTCTTTCCTACTCCAGCAGAACCTTTAATCAATAACCTTTTAGAAGTTTCAAGTATTTCTAAAGATTCATTTAAAATGTCTGTTTGGTGGCTTGTTAATCCCATTTGAATAATTTTTCATATTAATAATTTATTTTTTAACATTAGTAAAAAAACAGAAAGTGAAGAAAAAATCTTCACTTTCTGTAAATAATTGATAAATTAGTTTAAAGAACTTTTTGACCAGCTTCTTCTAATTCATTTTTAATTTCTGCTGTTAGATATACATCTAATGGTTCAGCAGTTCTTGTGTCCATATCTCCAATAGAGCTTACTTTGAAGCAAACTTGACGATATTGACATTTTCCATTTTCATCCAATACCAAACTTCCTGCATCAGGATGATTGTCTGGGTATCTAACAACTTGTCTGTTACCAATAACATCCATAGTAGTCAATCCAGCAGTAATAGCATATTTTTGACTATCATTTAAGATTGGTTTGTTAGACAAAACTCTGTAAAGAGTAGCATTAGGAAAACTTTTCAATATTTCTGTTACAGATTCAATAGTAGAATCTACAGGAACATCAATCCAAGCAACTCTTGTTTCAACATTTTCATAAGGTTCATTTTCTTTAAAACCAAAATCTTTGATATCAAAAATGTTGTCTTGCATGTCATTGCTTACAGACTTACTTGGGTAAAAACTCAAGGTTTTTACAGTCTGTTTAATTTCAGCAGATAATGTGCCTTCTTTTTGCCAAGCACTTTTATATACTCTTGTAACTTCTAAACCTGCTTTTGAGATTTCTTTTCTGATTCTTTCTTGTGCTTCTGCAACTGTAGAATCAACTGGTGTTTGAACTGTTGTGTTCATAATGTAAAAAATTAAATGTTAAAAAATAAATGAATAAAATTAATGATAAAAAAAATGAGAAATCCCCAAAACTCATTTTACCGAATAATAGAAATAATAGTTTACAACAAATTTAAAACTTAATTTTAAAATGCTCTACTATCAGTCTATCAAAGAACTTATGGATTTTTTAATACCAACAAGAATATTTAACATAATATGTTTTGTGCTATGCATCTACATATTTAATAGGTTAGCTTTAACCTCGAACTTTATTTTAATTTACTGTTCTAATTTTGTGTAAAACTAAATGATTCTCAAACGGAGAATAAATATTGACTGAACTTACTGGCATATTGTCTTCATCATATATCTTGGTACAAGAAATTCAGATTACTAACTCACACAGGCTTGGCAGGATTGATTTATTCATTTGTTATATTATAAAAAAGTTTAGATAGAAATTATTTGTAGCCACATTATACTACCAACTATGTATGTAGGGTTGCTCCCACTATGTCTAATTTCGCACTCTAAACTTTTAAGTTTTAAAAAGAATGTAATTACAAAGAGATTTGAACTCTTATTCCTATTTTTCAAGGTCTTAACCAATGATTATGAGAACTTCCCTCATAATTCTAAAATGATATAATTACATCTTTAAACTGCTGATATACAGCTTGTTGTGGAGTGGCTGGGAATCGAACCCAGGTCTTACTTATTTCGATATTATAATTTTATACAGCTTTAGTAGCAGAACTTTACTTAAACCCTCATCTGGACTACCATTCAGGGTTACATCTCTTTCAATTCTTCATGTTAGAACAGGGTCAAACTGATTTCTCAATATGACGAATCCACCAGAGCATTTATTTATAAGGGTAACACACAAAACCCTACTGATGTTTAGGCAGCAACTGCAACATCTTCTCTAATTAAAGAGAAAACCATATTCATATTTGCTTCAACTTGTGCGTTATCTTCTAAAGACACTACACTATTATTTGTGTTTCCAATTACTTGATTTCACCTTAGTTTTAAACAGTTATCTCTCTGTGCTGAATTATAATACTTAACACAAGCAATCAATACCAGACCACCCCTTTTTTTAAAAAATGCTTGTCTTTCCAAGCTGTCAAGTTATCTTAACTATTGATTTTCCCCTATTTTGGAAATTTATTTTTCCGCCATAAACCATTAGGGTTTGGTGTGTGTCCTATCTGCTTACTCCACACATTCACATACACAGATGAATATATTATGAAAATTATTAATGTAATAAAAAATACTTATATAATAGAACCAAACTTATTATATAAGTATTTTTGTTAGTAAGAAATATGCATCTTTCTTTACCCTGTAATATTTCAATGTTAATCCTGACACATTTCTCTGATTTCCTTGAATAATTACTAACTGGAGATTGCTGAACTGATGATTCTGTATTTAATGTCTATTAATATCATCTGAAATGAAGACATGGTATTTTAAAATCTTTTGACCTGCCTTGTGTACAGGTAGTTTCTCTATAAGATTCTCACTAATTCTGAATGAAGAAAGCAAAAGATTTATAAGATAAATTAGTAATATAATAAAAGCTGTAACATATTTAATAAACTGATACACTATTCCTAAAATAGAGGTTCTCAATTAACTCCTTACCGAAATTCAAGGTATTTATTATCATTTACAATTTAAACATGAAGGACATCTGCTATATTTCATACAGTTGTAAGTTTTTCCTGTGGTAATTTTCCTCATGTACTTTTATTGCCCCACAGACCTGGACATTTTTCATTACTAATTTAAAGGATAAATTTCAAGTTTTTATTATACATTAATTAAGCTGTCCTGCCAATTTAGAAGATTGGTGCTATGTCAATGACCTGGAATATTATTGAGAGTTTCCAGAACTTTTTTCTCTCTACTTGAAATTTAATTTTTAGAAAAATGAATGAATCAAAACTTTAATTAAAGGATTACATGATTCATTCATCTTCTGTTAATAAACCCAACTCTATCAACAATGTTTCTTACATAGATTCTAATTTAGCTAAATCATTAGTTAAAATATCTATTTGTTTTTTTCTGTCAGCTATAAGTATATTTCTCATTTCTATTAGAATATTTGATTGTTCATCAACATCAAATTCTTGTTGCATAAGAAATATAACTTTTTCTGCTTGACTATATGTTTTTTGTGCTTTGGTTGGAGCAAAGAAGTTTTTAATTTTTTCAATCATAAGATTAATTTTTAAAAAGTTATGAAAATAAAGTCCAAAATTAATTGGACTTTAAATCATTTGATGTTTTAGTAGTGGAGACTTGCTCTTACACCAATTACATTTTGAGAGATTATTCTATTAGTTAAACCATTTTGAATGTATTTAACTTCTACTTCTAATCTTTTTCCCATAATGTTTCTTATCTTATTAGAAGAAGCTACTAATCTTCCTACTAATATTCTGTTTCTCTTTGTCATTGTTAATAATTTTATGTTGGGTTAATATTCACACTCTAATGTCCTTGAACTACAATACTCTTAAAAGAGAAACTTTATTGTAATGCTACAAATAAGTGAGGGTTTTGAAATAGGGTTATATAATAAAAAAACATAAAGTAATATACCTTATGTTTTTTATATTTTTAATTTATTTTGTCCATTAAGACTTTTAAACTTGCTTGGTCCTTAACAGATATAATAGTTAATCTATTAACAGGATTTCTAAATGATAATGGAACAGTAGATACAACATATTTCATATTATGTTCTATATAAATATCTTCTGGTGTAAAACCAAATACTGCATCACCATTTGTACCATAACTACCATCTTCAGCAGGACTTGGTAAGACTGAATATGACCCAGCTTCATAAGAAGAATTTTTTATAATTTGTTCAGTATTAGTTAATTGTGAATTAACAGAACTAATTTTATTAACTTGGTAATATCCAATTGGGTCTTGAACTCCTTCAATAAAAATATACATATAAAACATTACTGTTCTATCATTCTGAAGTTTGAATCTCTTAATAAGATTATCTCTTTCTAATGACCATGTAATTCTTGGAGCTGGTTGAACTTGATTCAATTGTTGTTGATTTACTTCAGTTTGAGCTTGTTCATGTAAAGCTGATTTATTATTTCTTCCTTGTTGTTCACAAGAAAATAATAAAAATGTTAATGCTAATATTAAAAATATCTTTTTCATAATTTTTATTTGTTATAGTTAGAAAATTGATTTACATCTAATTGATATGGTAGTTCATTGGATTTCCATAAACTTCTTCCCCACATTTTAGATTTACCATTATAAACCTCTACCCAATGATTTAATTGAGTTTTTATAGTATTAACTCTTTGAGTTTTACTAAATTGTTCAAACATTTTATCAGTTTCAGGTAAACTTTGCATATTACCTAAATCAGTATTCAATTTTGAACAAGTATTGAATATCTCTTGATATTCTTCATAAACAATGGTTGCATCATCTATGTGTGTAGCTTTTACACCTTGATTACAGCTTCTTACTGATAATCCAATTAAAAAGGATAATGATAATATAACTACCAATACTCCAAAAACTTTTAAGACTTCTTTCATAATTATTTATTTAATTTTAATATTTTTTTAAAATTGCCACTCACTTTTTGTTATAGTATAAGTGTTTGTTTGAGTATTATATAACAATGTACCATCATAAATAGTATCAATACAAATAAACAATTGGAAAGTTTGAGTATGTGTTTTATTTAAAACTACTTCTCCAGTTTGAACATTTATTATTTTAATTGTTACATATTGAACAGCTATACCTTTACCTGAATTTGCATTAGCATTATTGAATGCTGGTAATTTAAGTTTAACTCCAATAACATTACCACTTAATACTTTTTCATAATCAATTTGAGAAGGATTACTTCCTGTATTAGTAAATGTTTCTATATTGTTGTCAGATATAAATTGAGTATCAACAATATAAGGACTTGTAATTGTATTACAGTTATTGGTTGTAATACTTGCTGAAACAATTACTTTGAATTGATTTTCAGAAGAGGTTCTTGCAACTTCATCTGTTGAACAAGAGAATATTACTAAACTTACTAAAGTTAGTAATAAAAATTTAAGATTTTTCATCTGTGTTATTTTTAAGGTTTATAATTTTGATTTTTAAATAATTTTATTCTGATAGAATAAGGATTATTTATTAATGAAGATTCATGCTCTAACAAAAGTTCATTAATATTTTTTGGTTCTTTATTATGTTCATCAAGCTCTTCCATCATGGTTTCCCAAGTTTCATGTTTTTTAAGAGTTCTTAATAATTCAGAATTTTTACCATGTATGACATCTATAATGTCATCATCACTATATATTACTACAGTTTCAAAGTTCATAATGTTTGTAAGGATTTGTTAATTACCAGCATCTAAAGAAGGTAATGGAATTATAACTAATTTAAGTGCTTCTTGAAGTCCAATTTCTAATACTTCTTCATATTTTCCTTGAATAGGAGAATTATGTGAAGCTATATTGTTCAACCATATATTTTCATCAACAATAAAACACCAGACATTAATATTATGAACTTCTCTTAACCACTTTTGCAATTGGCTTTGGGTAGGTGCTGATACATATTGTCTATATTTATCTTGAAAACAAGAATGATTCCAATTAGATATTCCACCAAATCTTCTTTCTCCCTGATTTAATATTGTACCCATTTCAGGATGTTCCCAATTAATAAATTGGTATTTATCTTGAGTTGATATATCAAATCCTTTATCTTTAGCTAATTTAGCTGTTAGATATGATACTAATTCTTCCATTTTAAAAAGTTGTTAATAAGTATTTTTATATTGATATGAAAATACTTGATTGTTAATTTTATTTCTTATAACTTTGCTCACGAAGTTCTTCTTCGCTGCCATGCAGACAAGAAACAAAACTTCATCACTCTGTGAAAGACCTATAACTATGAAGTTTCTTTAAATATTTGGTTCTTTGTTCTTCAAAAAGTAAATTTCTTCAATTTCTTTTACATCAAATTCTGTTAGATTAAACCATTCTCCTCTTATTCTTTTATGTTTATATTTTTTATGTAAATAATTTTCTATATCTACATCACAAGTATAAATTAAAGTAATATTTGGTTGTTCAGCTTTTAAAGTTTTTTCTCTATTTAGAGGATTTATACTTCTTCCTATTTTATAATAACCTGTTTGGTTATCTAAAATCAAATATGTTTTTTTACTATCAAAAGATTTTTCAAATTCTTTATGATGTGGTAATGGTTTTAATAATTTCTTATTTCTTACAGCTTTGAATTTAAAACTAATAAATGTGGCTAATGTAAAAGCAACAGTTTTACCTGTTTTAGTATAAATATCATTTGGTGTTTTATCAATTAGTTCTTCAAGTTCTTTTATTACACTATTGATTTCATTAATATGAAAAAAATGAATGCAAATTCTCTCTCCAACAGAATTAATACATAATACTTTATGATAATCTAAACTTTTTAAATATCTTCTTTCATCAAGAGAAAGTAATTTTCTTCTTCTTAATTCTGCTAATGTTATAGTCATATTTATTTGTTTTAAATTTAAGAACTCAATCTTTCTACTAACCAATTTCCTAAATTTTCTTGAATTTCAGAAGCTCTATTAGTATTAAATTGATAATTTGAAGTTAAATTACTCCATCCTCTAATCATAATGAATCTTTCTCCATGATTTCTTGTAATAATAGAAGTTGATGGATAATAATTTATAGGATTATAATCAGGTATTTCTTCTGTATCTTTATTTATAGCATTTAATCTATATAATATCTTACCTTGTTCTTCTCTTGACACATTAATAAATTCAAAAGCAATATTTCCTTTCATATCATATACTTTTGAATCATAATCAAGTGTATGGAATGGTCTAACATAAAAATCTGGTTCTTTCATAATTAAATGATTAAATTAAAAATTCAATAGTAGTTTGAAGAGTAATTCTAATAGGAATTGTACATTCTATTTATTACTCTTCATTTTCTACTATCATTACAAGAGTTAATTAAGCCACTCTATAAAGCTATGATAAAAAAATATAATAGGAAAGTGATTTCAACTTTCTTCGTAGTGTATTCCTTCATTTATGCCTGTACAAACAATAAATTGAGTAATGCTCACAACTATTCACTACTACAGCATTTCTACATCTTATGATGAATCTATTATATTAAAAATATTAGGCTTACCAACAGCAAGAATTACAAATATCTTGTGATACCAACTAACATTTTATTATTTTACAATTATATTATAATCTCTTGCCATTATTTTGATAACATTTTTAATGTTTAATGCAGAGATATAAATACAATGTGGTTTTTTAGTAATTTTCTTTTGAGCAACAATATTACCTTTCATGGCATCTTCAAATTTTACTGCTGGTAATTCATCAAAGATAGCTTTTTCAATAGTTTGCTTCTCTAAATTTACTTCAAATAGAGTATGATTCTTTTGAGGTCTCATTCTTCCCTCTAATACAGTTTGAATTTCCTGAACTTGTTGTTTAGTAATTTCAATCTTATCTGGCTTTTTTTCTTCTAATTCTTTCATGTTAAATGATTTTGTTGGGTTAATAAAAAATACATTATAAGATTTACTTTAAATATAAGACTTCTATCTATTATACTTGTTTCAAAGGTTCATAATATTACATAAAGCAGGAATGTAATACTAACTCATAATGTATTTAATAATGAATACAGGCATAGCTACATCATAAATTATAAATAATTTACAGTCTGAAAGTCATCATATTCATATAAGATAGAACAATCTATTCTTTATGGTTTGAATAGTTAGAGATACCACAATATTACTCTGTTGTTCTATTATTTTATTCTGTTTTAGTATATTTATCATAAGGACCAATATATATTGTATCTCCTTTAGTCATTTCTAAAGTAATCAATGAATTATCTGTTGGTATAGATTCTTCATCATCATTCCAAATGAAAGTTGTTTGTTGTCTTTCATTTAATTTATTTTCAAGTTTAGTATAACCTCTATATAATTGAACATTAAGGATTATAGATACTATAAATATAAATGCTATTGTAAATTGAATTGTTGATTTCATTTTGTTGGGTTTTAGAACAAATTATTAATTATCCATTTTAATCCTGGTTTAATCCATTTATTTTCTTTTCTAATAAGTAATTTATTAGCTTTAGGAAAATAATCTAATATACCAAAATCTTGTGTTGTAATGGTATATTTGTGGTCTTGTGATATTACATCATATTTGATTGATAATGGTTCTAACCATCCATCAATAAATTTTTCACTTCTTGTTTCTCTTAATGCTTTACACAATAGAGAAAAAGATTTAAAGTCATTGTCTTCTAATTGTGATAATGACTTTAGTTTTTCCGATTCTTTTACAGATTCCATACAATATAATATAATGTAGTGAATATTAAAAATGTATATAAATAATACATTCCTACTGATGCTTGTCTTTTCATAATGTTGGGTATTAATGAATTAATTTTTTAATGATTTCTTATATCTGATTTTAGCTGCTTGTTCAGCATCTTTATTAATCAGTCTTAAATTGTTTATATGAGTATATACAATTCTTTTAGTTTTTGGTGTTTGTAATATAGCTTGATTGTTATTACTAATACCAATTAATATCCATACCATAGCAGAACTTGATGCCCAAGTACAATGATATTTTTGACCTATTTTAAGTTCTTTTGGAACTTTATCTGATTCTTGTAATGGAAGATAAGGTATATCTTTTAGCCAATTTTCTGGATATGACATAGTGATAGAATTTAAAGTTAAAAAAAAGAGTATCTCACAACTATTATAGGCTTTTATTTAGGTTGTGAATCTTATGTGTTCCAGCTTCAAGGATAATACTCTTTTATGTTTTTATATAAACTACCTATTCTATCATAATACTGTTCTCAAGCAATATTATGATAGAAAATAACAATGTTCAGTTATTATTTGTCAGTAGTGAGATTATTAAATAATTAAGTTTTAGCTATTAAGATAATTGTTGTGAAATAGAGTGAAATTAAAAAGAGTTCAAAAGAGGTTGTAAGGTGCTATGCCACGCTATCATTGAGTTCTATGCAATACCAAATACTATTTTCAAACTAATTTACAATCTTCTATTTAAGTTTCTATTCATTTTACTATGAAAGTTATATGGAACACAATTAAAACACATTTTAAATGTTAATTTACTCTGCGTATTAGTCTCTTAAATAGAAAACAAACTCTTAATTATGATTTCAATATCATATTATGTTCATAAGAGTTTGTTTATTGTGCCTTCTTATAGTGCCATACAACACCTATTACACTATCCTGTGCAACTCTAATGATAAGTGAGGGTTTTGAAACAGTATAAGAGATAAAAAAAAGAAAGTATCAAACATAATCAATTTAAGTTTAATCATATTTGTAATATATAAATGTTCAAATAAAATTGAACTTGAAAACGGAACACAGTTTAAAGGAGAAAAAAAATAACTGCATACCTACTCCTTAATGGAAGCAAGTATGCAGTATCTTTATCTACAATGTGAATAACACATTATCAGCAGATGGTTTGATGTTAGTAAGACAACCATTTTCATAGTCATCTCCATCTACAAGAACTTTCATTTCTTTAGAGCCATCAATGTCTTGCTGACATTTGAAATTGGTAGAACCAATGCTCAAGAATAGTTTTCCTGTATTAGGATTTTTTACAACTTGTGCTTTTTCAGATGATAAAGCAACTCTTTCTTTAAATTCAGCAATTGTGTAGAATTTGATGTTGTTAGCTGTTGTACTCATAATGTTGGGTAAGTATTATAATCCACTCCTGGCTTTAAAATGTTAGCATTATTGCTATTAATAAGTGAGGGTTTTGCCCTATTGGTATTAGTACATTATATTATATTAACACATTAATATTAACTTTGGCTTCGCTCACAATCAAGTAGGAAGTTACAGATGAATATTTAATATAGTTAATATGAATATGTACATACTAATAATAAGTGAGGGTTTTGAAATGTGCATCTGTTCTCAAGAGATACATATAGTAATATTAATATTCCGCCTTGAAAAATTTAGTGTTTAAAAGGTATAGGGGGATATTCGATTACTTAAAATGAGTGGGGGTTTTGTTTCAAGGTAGCATACACACTCAATATTTTCTTCAAAAAAAATACCAAAAAATTTTTTTACAAACTCCTTTATCAACTTCTAAATTACTTTCATACCTTTGTCAAAATTAATATTAATTAAAATTTATAACTATGAAAGATTATGTAAAACTTGTACAAGCTGAACAGTATCTTGGTGATAAAGAATCACTTAAAGAATTTGTAGGAGCTGAAAACTTTTTTGAAAAAGAAGATGTTATTTTCATTCCAGAAGTAATTGGAGAACCAAGTATGAAATGGAAAGTGTTACCAAATGATTATATAGTTAAGACACATAAAGGTTTTGATGTATATAAACAAGAAAGATTTGAAAAAGAATTTGATGAAGTAACTATTCAAGAAAGTTTAGAAGCTCCTATAGCTATTACTAAACCAATTGAAACTAAAGCTACTACTAAAAAGAAAGTTGAAACTGAAAAGTAATACCAAGTTATTTTATATTTAAGACCTATTAGACTTTGTGTTTAGTAGGTCTTTTTTTTAGGTTATAAAATTTTTTATATTAATAGCCATTTTTTAATTTTTTATCTTAACTTTGCTTCAAATTAAAATGAATATGTTTTATAAAAAAATTCACAGACTTCCTATATATGATTCACACTTGTTTCAAGTAATTGTAGGAGATGAAACAGATAAAATAAATAAAGCTATAAATCAAAATCAAGAAGATTATTTTGCTTCTTGCTGGAGAAATAGTCATGGACCAAGAAGACTTAAATGTATAACAATAGTTTTAGACCCAACAGATAAAAATAATCCTATTACTGCTGGTATTATTACACATGAATGTGTCCATGCTAAAAATATGTTATTTGAGAAAATAGGTTTTAAACCTAAAACAAATAATGATGAAGCAGAAGCATATTTTATGGAGTATTTAGTAAATTATGTTACTGATTTTGTTAATAAAGTAAGAGAAAAAGAATCACTTTTAAAAACTAAAAAAGATGAGTAAAGAAACATTAAACCAACAAGAAGAAATTATTACTCAACAAGATGAGATTAATTTAGAATCATTTAAAGGGGAGTTACCTACTACCTTTATGAAAGAAGACCTTCCTGCTCCAGATTATATAATTCTTTCTGGAAAAACATTGAGGAGAAATTTTATATATCAACAAAGAGATGAATATATAAATGAACATAAAGTAGCTCCTGATGAAGATAAAATGGAAGAGTTTGCAAACAATGCGAGAAGAAAATATATACAAGAAGGAGATTATTCTTTAAACAAAATAACAGGAGAAGCTGTTTCATTAGGAAAATTTTAAATTAAATTATATGAGAATAATTCAAAAAACAATGATACTTGAAAAAGAAAAGTATTATGAAATGCATTTGAAGATAATAAATTCACTTATACCAGCACCATTAAGTAATATGGAAATTAAGGTACTTGCAGGATTTATGTCTTTAAGTGGAGATTTAGTGGAAGTAAATAGATTCAATGGTGCTGCCAGAAAATTAGTGGCATCACAACAATCCCCACCTATTTCTTCTGCTGGTATGAGCAACTACATTAAATCTCTTGAACAAAAAGGAGCAATTTATTATAATATTGATAATGTTTTAGAAATAGCTAAAATATTAGTTTGTGAAAATGAAGAGCAATTTTATCAATTTAAAATTAAGAAGAAGTAATGAAGATTGAAAGTCAAGAATTAATGATTGAATTTTATGAAAAGAACAAAGAATCTTTTCCAGGATTGACATTTGAACAAATGAAAGAATGTTGTGGAACTCAATATTTATATGCTAAAAAAGAAATAGAAAGTGGAAAGTTTCCTACTATTAGACTTAAATATTTTGGTACATTTTTAGTTTATCCTAAAAGAGCAGAAGCTATTTTAAGAAGATTAACAGTTCAATTTAAAGAATTAAAACTTGATGCAAAAACATACTTTGAAAAAAAGACTTTAATTGAAAATTTTTTACAAGATGGTACAGAAGAAAAAATTTAGTGATATATTTGCATATTTTCAGGGTTACTATAGATATAATTTGTATTATAGCAAACACTTTAAATGGTTAATTAGGAAGCATATCTTTGAACAAATTGTTTGGAGAATAAGTGTAATGGATATTGAATGCTATGAGAAAGGAAGTTGTAAATTATGTGGTTGTGATACTACTGCTTTACAAATGGCTGACAAACAATGTGGTAAACCTTGTTATCCAAATATGATGAATAAAAAAGAATGGTTAAAATTTAAACAAAATAATTATGGAAAATTGGATTAATAAAGTAATCAAGGTTGGTAACATTAGACAAAATAAAATATTACCATTATCTTTTGTTGCTACCCCATATATAAAAGAAATAACTTTAATAGTTCCTGGTTGTGGGTGTACTACCTGTGAATATGATGATAAAAAAAGAATGTTAAATGTAGTATTTAAAACAGGTAACATACCTAATCATATAATAGGAAATCAAGAATTTAGTAAAATAATAACAGTTGTATATAAAGATGGTTCACAAGATGAATTATTTATAAATGGCATAAAATTAAGAGAATAATGGGAGCAAAAGTATTAGTAAATGATTATGTAAGATTAGCAAAAGCTAATCCAACAATAGAAAAAGAATTTGAATATTTTAAAGAATTTATATTCAATAGAACATTAGTTTGGGAAGGAGTATCTAATCCTAAAGCTGGAGGTAATCTTCACAATGTTGCTGGTGATACTGGTGGTTGGACATTATGGGGAATTGCTTATAATTCTAATTCTGGTTTATTTAAAAATTTTGATGATTTTAAAGATACCACTTATGAAGAAGCAGCAGCTATTGCTTATACAAAATATTACAGAGCTATTAATGCTTTCATACTTCCTTTAGAAGCAAGACTTATGTACTTTGATACTGCTTATAATATGGGTAATATGAGAGCAATTAAAATTATGCAATCTTGTGCAGGAGTTCCTCAAGATGGAGTTATTGGTCCTGTTACAAGAGAAAAAATGCAATATGTAACAGAAGAATGTTTGTTCAATAAAAGAAATACTACTTACAACAACATAGTAAGAACTAATATTAAAATGAATAAATTTATTAAAGGTTGGTTGAATAGAAGTTTAGCAATATTTAAAATCAAATAATATGAGTTTATTATTTACAGTAGAAAATAAAATTGTAAGACCAAATGTTGAAACTCTTTTGATATTTCCTTTTTCAGAGATATGGGATAGAGATGATTTACCTGGAAAACAATTAGCTATAGAAGATTTTGCTTATATAGAATTTGTTACATCAGCTAAAAAATCAAATCCTTATGCTGGTTATGCTGAAAATGTCAGAAGAGAAAAAGTTATTGCTGATATTATTACAAGACCAGACTGGATAGAAGATGATTTGATTAAACTTGCAATTGAGAAAATGATTCAGTTTCAAAAAGAAGCATCTGTTACTTATAATTATTATATGTCAGCTAAAATTGCTGCTGAAAAAATACAAGATTTTTTCAATACATTTGATATGAAACTTGTAAACTTGAAAACAGGTTTACCTTTGTATAAACCTAAAGAAATAACTTCAACTTTAATTGATACTTCTAAAGTATTAGAAAATCTTAATACTTTGAAAGATAAAGTAGATACAGAAATATTTGAAGAAGTAAAAAATCGAGGTCAAAAAGTGGTAAGTCCATTTGCAGACCCAAACAGTTTATAATGTATGGATATTTATGATGATGGTAAATTAGATGGTATTAGAAATCCAGATGGTATTTGGATTAACTCTCAAGTATTTAGAGAAGAAGCTCTGAATTTCAAGAAGTATAATATGTACTGTTCATCACCAGCTAATTCACCTGATTGGTTAAAATATTGGACAGAACAAAGAAGAAGATGTTTAAATGGTTATTCTGTTGGAGGAGTAAGGATTACAGGAGACCATTATTTTTATTTGAACTTCTGTCCTATTATGAAAACAGAAGAAGATGATAATGGTTTAATTAAAAATAAAAGAGCAAAGAAAGGTAAGAAAGAATTAGATTTTCCTGACTTTTGGGATGGAGATTATAATTATTATTGGTGTAGAGAAATTGCAAGAAATGGTATATTAGATTCAGGTTTAATTTTACCAGAAGAAGCAGATGAAATATACAGTTTACCTGATTTAGAACAAGCACTTAAAATGAAAGAAGTGTTTGATTCTCTACATCTTGATGTTAAAATTGAACCAAATTATCTTTATGGTGGATATAATCTTATAGTAGGTAAATCTCGAAGAAAAGGTTATTCATTTAAGAATGCTTCTATTGGGGTAAATAATTATCTTACAAAACCTAATAAACTTACTATATTTGGTGCAGAAGATAAAAAGTATTTGTACCCAAAAGGTATATTTACTATGGCAAATAATTACCTTAACTTTATTTCTCAACATACTCCTTGGGTATATCCAAGAGATGTTATTAATCAGATAAGTAAAGGACATATCAGAGCATCTACTTTAGAAATAAAAGCAGGTGTACCTATTGAGAGAGGATTTATGTCAGAAATAATGTCTTTAACTTTTAAAGATAATCCCGATTCTGCAAGGGGAAAAGATGCTTATGACTTAATATTTGAAGAAGCTGGTTCTTTTGGTACTCCTGGTTTATTAAAAGATAGTTATGTTGCATCAGAAGATTGTGTAATGGATGGTGATATTAAAACTGGTCTTATTACAATATTTGGTACATCTGGAGATATGACTGGTGGTACAGCAGATTATGCTGAAATGCATAGTAGTCCTTTAGCATTTGGATTACTTCCTTTTCAAAATGTTTGGGATAAAGATAGTGAAGATATGAAGTGTGGTTTCTTTCATCCTATATCTTGGAATATGCCAGGACACTATGATGAACAAGGAAATTCAAATAAAGCATCAGCTATTTCATCTGAATTAGCTACAAGAAAATTTCGTGTTGATAATGGAGCAACTAATGCTGCTATGCAAAAGAGAATGCAAGAAAAACCTCTTGGTCCTTTTGAAGCATTTGGTATGGTATCAACAAATAATTTTCCTATCATTGAATTGAAAAGAAGATTAGAAATTGTTAGAAGTAAAAATTTACATTTAATAAAAGGAACACCTGTTAATCTATTTTTTGATGCTGGTAAAAGTAAAGTGGTAGCAGAACCTATTTTAGATGGTAGTGCTAATCCTGTATATAAGATGAAACCTGATAATATTTCATTAGAAGGTTGTCCAATTATATATGAATATCCATCAGAAGTTCCTGTTCCAGGAGCATATAAAATAGGTTATGACCCTTATAGGCAAGATAAAGGTACTTCGTTAGCAGCAATAATTGTATATAAAACTATTATAAAAGGTTCATTTACAAGAAGAAAAATAGTTGCTGAATATATAGGAAGACCAGAAAGTGCAGATGATGTAAATCATATTGCTAAATTGTTTGCTGAACTTTATAATACTCAAGTAATGTATGAAAATGAGGTTACTCATGTAAAAGATTACTTTAGAAGAAGAAAATGGTTACACTATTTAGCATTACAACCTGATGCTGTAATATCTAAAAATGTTAAAAATAGTAGAGTAGCAAGGGTATATGGTTGCCACATGAATGAACAATTGAAAGATGCAGGAGAAAAATATATCAAAGATTGGTTAAATGATGTTCAAGATTTTGATGAAGATGGTAAACCACAAACTACTATAGACCAAATTGATTCAATTGGTTTATTAGAAGAATTGATTGCATATAATAGAAAAGGAAACTTTGATAGAGTTATGGCATTGATGCAAGTTATGTTTCAAGAACAAGAATCTTTATTAGGTAAAGAATATGATGAAAAAGCTACACCAAATAAGAATGCAAAAAAACTTGTATCAATGATGGGTAATATGTATAATAAAAATAGTAGTGCATTTTATAAAAGATTAAATTAAAAATGTTACTTTTGCAATAATTTAATTAACAATATTAAATATAAAAAATGGCTGAATTAAATACAAATTTTGATACTCATAGACTTACTCGTAAAGAGAAAGAAGCTAATGATTTTCAATGGTATAAAGAAAAGATAGACAGTTATGACAAGGAAGCTAATAATACTGCTTCTGGTTATGGTGGTATTTCTGAATACAAAAGAATGAAAGTCAATTGTGATTTATATAATAATATTATTGACTTGGCTGATTTTGCTTATGTATGTACTCCTTTTGGAGCAGAAGTAGGAGAATTACCTGCAAATATGGTCAATAGAGATATTAGTTCTTATAGAATTAAAGCTCTATTAGGTATGGAGATGAAAAGACCTTTTGGTTATAAAGTATTAGCTACAAATGTAGAAGCTACAACAAGAAGAGAAGAAGAACAAAGTAAAAGAATTAGAGATTATGTAATTGAACAAATAATGTTGCCAATCAAACAACAAGTTGAATTACAATATCAAGAACAAACAAAAGGGCAAGAATTAACCCCTCAAGAAAAAAAAGATATACAAGACCAAATTGCTCAAGCTATACAAGCTCAAACTCCACCAGAAGTTAAGAGATATATGGAAAGAGACCATCAAGACCCATCAGAAGTTCAAGGACATCAGATAATGGAATACTTGATGAAAGAGCAAGATATTAAAAGAAAATTTAATAATGGTTGGAAATATGGTTTACTTACAGCTTATGAAGTATATTGGGTAGGTATTGTAAATAATAAACCTGTATTAAAAGTAGTTAATCCTATAAGATTCAATTGTGATAAATCTCCTGATTTAGATTATATTGAAAATGGAGAATGGGCAGTAGCAGAATGGAGAATGTCTCCTTCTGATGTAGTTAAAACTTTTAAATTAACTGATAAAGAAATTGATGATGTATATAAAAATCATCATAACTATAATGAAACTTATTTAAGAGAGAACTTACATGATTTCAGTAATTCTCATGTAGATATAAATCATCATACTGTAAAAGTAATTCATGTTCAATTTAAAGGATTAAGAAAAGTTGGTTGGTTAGATTATATTGATAAAGATGGTAATTTACAAACAAGATTTCTTGTTGATGAACAATATAAATTAAATAAAGAAAATGGTGATGTAAAAATTGAGTGGGAATGGATTCCTGAAACTTATGAAGGATATAAAATAGGTGCAGACATATATAAAAATATGCAACCTGTTCCTGGACAAACTAAAGATGTAGATACTATTTATGAATGTAAACTTTCATATCATGGTGTAATATATGATAATACAAACTCTCAACCTACTTGTCCTATGGATAGAATGAGAGTGGACCAATATTATTATAATATTATATGGTATAGAATAGAATTACTTATGGCATCTGACAAAGGTAAAAAAGTATTAATGAATATTAATGCTATACCTGAAAGTGCTGGTATTGATGTTGAAAAATGGCAATACTTTTTTGAAAGTACACCTTTTATGTGGTATAATCCTGATGAAGAAGGAATGACACAACAAGATGTAAATACTATTGCTAAAACTATAGATTTATCGTTAGCTTCTGATATAAATAATTATATCAATTTAGCTATGGCAATAGATAATAGATGTGGTAAATCTGTTGGTGTTACTGACCCTGTATTAGGACAAACTTCTGCAAGTGAATCAGTTGGGAATAATCAACAAAATTTAATTCAAACTTCACATATATTAGAACCTTATTTTGATTTACATGCTTCTGTTAAAAAGAATGTTTTAAATTCTTTATTGACTGTGGCTAAAATAGCATACACTAATTCTAAATTAGAAGTATTAAATTAT